TTCGCGACTCCGCAAGATGCCAGGAAGACTGTGGCGAAGGTTAAAAAGATTAGTAAACCGTTTGCGAGAAAAATTCAAATTTTAACTGTTGGAGAACAGCGTGCCAAAGTTATGAAAAAAAATCAAGTCGCTGCTATATTTAAAAGAGGTAAGGATGCCATCCGAAAAAAGCACGGTAAGACGAAAGTTTAACGGTCGAAGCTATCGTGTATCTAACTTAAAAGAAGGACCAAAAAAGAAAAGATTAGTGAGTCTTTTAATGAAAGCTAGACGAGACGTTCGTGATTCTAAAAATAAAAGTGAAGAACGTAGGGCTAGAAATAGGGTGCATAAATACAAAAAACAATTAGGAGAAAGATAATGGACGATATATTTATAGTCGCTAAAGTACAAAAACTTATAAAAGATAACATGCAAAGTGTTGTTGATGCCATATGCACAGGAGGCGTTGACAATATGGAAAAATATCAATATATGTTGGGACAGATAAAAACGTATCAATTATTACTACAGGAAATCTCTAACCTGCTAGATGAAAAGGAGCAAAAAGAAGATGAAGGAAATATCATCAAACTCGGAAGTACCGAAGATTAAACTGGCACTCGAGGATAAATATAAAAAACAAGATGAGGCTAAACCAGAGCCTTTAAATCCAGAAAATATTAAAAGTCAGGTAGATCAACTACCAGAGCCGTCTGGCTGGAGACTTTTAGTTTTACCTTTTACACCAAAAGAAAAAACTAAAGGTGGAATTATTATTGCACCAGAGGCTTTAGATAAATTTAGAATAGCAACCACTTGTGGTTATGTTTTAAAAATGGGTCCACTTTGTTACAAAGACAAAGATAAGTTTGAAGATCCATGGTGTAAAAAAGGAGATTGGGTAATCTTTGCAAGATATGCAGGGTCAAGACTACCTATAGAAGGCGGAGAAGTCCGTATATTAAACGACGATGAAGTATTAGGAACAATAGAAGACCCGGAGTCCTTGCTTCACGTGCTATAACATAGGAGAAGGCTATGCCAGAAGACAATAAAATGAATACAGAAAATAAAGATATAGTGGATATAGATACATCTGGTCCTGAAGTGGACGTAGAATTAAAGGAGGAAAAAAGTGAAAAAGATACTGAAAACAATATTCAGCCCGTTGACACATCTGAAAAATTGGATGAGCAGCCTGATGTCAAAGTTGAAGAAGTAAAACCAGAAACAGAAACTAAAGAACAAGAAAAAAAATCTGAAGAAAATAAAGATGAGTTAAAAGAATATAGTGAAGGCGTTCAAAGAAGAATTGCTAAATTAACTCGTAAAATGCGTGAAGCTGAAAGACAAAGAGATGAGGCTACACGATATGCAAAAACTATTCTTGAGAAACAAAAAGACTCTGAGAGTAAACTTTTAAAATTACAACCAGATTATCTAAAGTCTTTAGAGGCGACTATTAAATCAGGTATGGATGCTGCCATAGCAAAATTAGGTGCAGCCAGAGATGCCGGTGATTTGAAAGCTGAAGTTGAGGCACAACAAGAAATAGGTAAACTAGGGTATCAAGAAGCTCAACTCGCTCAACAGAAACAATCTTTAGAAAAACCAGTTGAAGCTAATAAAGCTGTTGAAAAAACAGAAACGGTAAATACATATCAAGGATATGAACTGCCAAAAGATACTCCTGTTGGAGATCCAAAAGCAGAGGAGTGGGCGTCTAAAAATAAATGGTTTGGTACGGATAGTGCGATGACGTACACAGCCTTTGATCTACATAAGAAGTTGACAGAGGAAGAGGGTTTTGACCCAAAAACGGACGAATATTATTCTGAAATAGACAAAAGAATAAGACTTGAATTTCCGCACAAATTTGGTAATACTCAACCAACGGAATCGGCTAAACCCACACAAACAGTAGCTTCAGCGAAGCGAAGTGTAAAACCAAGCCGCAAGACTGTGAGACTCACACCCTCACAAGTTACAATCGCTAGAAAATTAGGTGTGCCATTGGAAGAATATGCGAAACAATTACAACTCACGAAGGAGGTATAAGGCATATGGAAAACGATAAAATGAAATCTTCTCGTGCGAGTCAGAGTAGGACCAAAGAGGTCAAAAAAACTACATGGACTCCACCCTCATCTTTAGATGCACCCCCTGCACCTGATGGGTATAAACACAGATGGTTAAGAGCCGAAGTTTTAGGATTCGACGATACTAAAAACATGGCTGGCCATTTAAGATCGGGCTTTGAGCTTGTTAGAGCTGAAGAGTATCCGAATAGTGAATATCCTGTCATAAAAGAAGGTAAATACCAGGGGATGATCGGAGTAGGAGGCCTTTTGCTCGGAAGGATACCGAATGAAGTCGTTGAGGCGCGAAAAGAGTATTTTGCAAGAATGACTCAAGAAAAAACAGACGCCATTGACAAGGACTTGATGAAGGAAGAGCATCCAAGTATGCCTATCAATAGTGAGAGGCAGACTCGTGTAACTTTCGGTGGTACGAAGAAGAGTTAATTTTTTAACGATTTTTCTCCAACGAAATAAACTTTAACAAGGAGAAAACAAATATGGCTAACCAAGATGCAGCCTTTGGACTAAAACCAATTGGCTTTTTGGGTAGTACACCGATGAACTCTGGACTTACAGAATTTGAAGTCGCAGCTTGTGCATCAGCTTTTTCACAAAATGACTTGATGAAAGTTATTAACACTGGAACAGTTGGTATTGCAGCAGCTACTGACAACGGAGCTCTTTTAGGTTCAGCTCAAGGTGTATTTTTTACGGATGCCACTACTAGCAAACCAACATTTGCTAACAATCTTAGAGGTAGCAATGCCGCTACAGATATTAAAGCATTTGTTACAGACAGTCCGCACCAAGTGTACGAGATCCAGTCTGACAACAGTGGTGCATCAGCACAAACTGATTTGTTCAACAACGCTGACGTAGCAGTTGCAGCGGGTGTTACACCAAACTTTATTTCAAAAACTGAGTTAGGTGATAGTACTTTAGCAACAACTACTGCAAACTTAAGAATTATTGGAGTATCAGATGATATTAGAAATAATGATTTAAGTTCAGCAAATGTTAACTTTAAAGTTATCATTATTGAGCACTTCTACTTAACCGCAACAGGCGTATAATAGGAGGATAACTATATGGCTATAACAAGAGGACAGCTAGTCAAAGAACTAGAGCCAGGTTTGAATGCTTTATTTGGCCTGGAGTACAACAGATACGATAACGAACATGCTGAAATCTACGATGTAGAAACTTCAGACAGAGCGTTCGAAGAAGAAGTGATGTTATCAGGCTTTGGTAACGCAGCTGTAAAAGCTGAGGGCCAAGGTGTAACATTCGATTCTGCAAACGAAACGTTCACAGCTCGTTATACAAACGAAACAATCGCACTTGCGTTTTCAATCACTGAAGAAGCGATCGAAGACAACTTGTATGACAGATTAGCAAGCAGATACACAAAAGCTCTTGCAAGATCTATGTCAAACACAAAACAAGTTAAAGCTGCGAATGTTTTAAACAACGCGTTCGATTCATCATTTGCTGGTGGAGATGGTAAGGAGCTTTGTGCGACTGACCACCCAATCGTTGCTGGAACATTCAGAAACGAATTGTCAACAGCGTCTGACTTAAACGAAACATCGTTAGAGCAGTCGTTAATTGACATTGCAGCACTTACTGATGAAAGAGGTCTAAAAATTGCAGCAAGAGGAGTAAAAATGATTATTCCTTCAGAGCTTCAATTTACTGCTGAAAGACTTATGAAGTCTGCAGGTAGAACTGGAACAGCTGACAATGACATCAACGCAGTCGGATCAATGGGAATGATTCCACAGGGTTATACTGTGAACCATTTCTTAACTGACACAGATGCGTTTTTCATTAAAACAGATGTGCCTAATGGATTGAAAATGTTCGTTAGATCACCTGTGAAAACAGCTATGGAAGGTGACTTCACTACTGGAAACGTTAGATACAAAGCTAGAGAGAGATATTCTTTTGGATTCTCAGACCCTAGAGGTATCTTTGGATCTCCAGGAGCGTAATAAGTAAAGTATTACAATTAAAGGGGGCTTTCGGGCCCCCTTTTTTTATGGTAAAAGAAAGCATGAAATTTTCATATCTCATTAAAATCTATACTCATACATTAATGACAAAGTTTGTGGTTGATACTAAAATTGAAATCACAGAGCTAGATCAGTTACATAAGGTAATCATTGACTATCTAGGAAAAAATGATATAGAATGGGAGCCGAACCTGTTAAAATTTACAGGAAGTTTTTATTTAACCTATGAGGAGGTTGATGATGGCAGACAACAATATGGTGTTGTTCGCAAAGAAACTGAAGCTCGAGAACAAATGGAACGAGATGTTTCTTGAAAACGGCGGATTAGTAACACCAGATATGTCAGTTCTTGGAGACGATATTAAAAAGGTAATTAGATCGATCTTGAAGAACCAAGAAAGTCCTAGAAACGCAAAGGATTTAGAAGTACATCTTTTTGCTAGCTAACTAGGCAACATATAAAAGTGGTTACACTTCATAAGGATACCTTGCACTTTTCACAAATCTACTATATACAAAAATCACTATACAATTAATTTGAGCATGGACGAGTATAGTCGACGGCCTAGAGACCATGTTCAGAACTAGGAGGATATAATTATGGCAAATACAACTTTTTCAGGTCCAGTTAGATCTGAAACTACAGTTAAAACTATCAG